CTTTCGCAATTTCAAGATTTTGCACTTTTTTATCAATGTCATTAGTTGCGTCTATACGTTTTAAAAGATCTTCTTCTCCTAAATTTTCATCCCAAGTATCTAATTCTTCTTTTATTTCATTTGTTTCATTATAACATTGAAGTAACATATCTGAAACATAATCATTATTTATTTGATCAGAAGAATATTGCAATATGGCTTTAGACAAAGGATCGTTTCTTAAATAATATTTAAGCGTATTTTTACTCATTTGTTTTTTAATAAGCTTATTAATGATAAGCTCAATAGTAAGCATAGCTGCTGCTTCAATCAATTCTCTTTTCTTGGGGATGCTGAAATATAACGCTTCAAGTTCCATATTTAATTGGAACTTGAGATACGTTTTTTCGGAATCTACCTTATTTTTGATTGCTTTTTTTAAACGTCCTTTTATGTCTAAAGTTCCAATCATTATTTGTTCACTACAGGTTTGCTGTTACTATATATACCGCTAGTTTGTCTGCCGCCATAAGTTGGGCATAAATCTTTACTGCATGAGACAAACATCCAGGCTATTAAAATGATAATAAAAATGATAAGTCTTTTTTTCATGTTATTTTTGTTTCTAATTATTTTTATAAAGCCGATTTAATATCAGTTTTAGGTATTTGGCTCTATCCTAAGTTAAAATGTTTCTTTTTTTCATTGGGGTCTGAATACACGGCTTTTTTAAAAGTTACTTCAAATGGTTTATCCAATTTTTGCTTATACTTCTTTCCCTCGCCCTTTTTTACGTATGCTATTGTCATATGAGGTTTATATCCTGAAAATGTTTGAGTGTTAGGAAATTTTAAGAACTCTTTACGATATTCTTTAAGTTGATTAATTGCAGGAACATTAAATTTAACAACATCAAATTCGTCATTTTCGAAAATATCTATATTCTCAATTTTAACTGTAACGGGACAAATTAATTCTTTTATTTTTTCATATAATTCTTCTTTATTAATTTCATCATGGTGAAATCCATATAATATTGTTATATGGGGTTCTTTTTCATACCCATAATCATCGTTCTTTTCATAAATATCTTCTTTATTAACAATATGGATTTTATCATTCCAATCAGGAACTTTTGCATATAACATTAGACATCCATACGAAAGATTTTCGCTTTTTCTTTCTAACAACCAATTTTTATAACTTTGAAAATTCATATTATACTATAAATATTTTAACAAAATGTGCTCTCATAACTTAAACTCCTATTAATACATTAGTTGATGTGGCGCCTTGTTTCACAGATTCGACAAGACCCACATTTACACCAGGTGTTGCTGGCATCTTACTATCCAATGCAGCTGCTAAGGTCGAAATAAGCGCCCATAACGGTTCAGCAAGAATAGCGTGTTGATATGGTGCTGCACCTACTTTAGTCGTTTGTGCGCCATTAATAACTACTTCATCAGCAGCAACTTCAGCCTTTGCTGCAGCAACAACTTTAACTTCATTCTTTGTTGTAATATTTGTAACATCTCCATCCATTTGAATTATTGAATCCATATTGGGTGTCTGGAAAGTTATCATTGTATCGGGTGTTATCGAAATAATTGATTCTTTATAAAAAATTTGAAAACCCGATAACTTTTGATATATGACAGTTAGTTCTTCACCAGGATCATATAATAAAACATGAGTACCCTGATAGTCATCTTTTATTCGATTTATTAAATCTGTGTCTATGTTTTGAATAGTTGTGTATTCTGGGGCATACATATCTCCGTTATTAAACTGTATTCTAACAAAATGCCCAGGTTTAGGAATAGAAATACTTCCTGCGCCATTGCCCGCAAATATCGTTGAATTTATTGGAGTTGCCCAAGGTAAATGTTCATTTTGAATGCCGTCAAATAATCCAAAGACTTTTACTTGACAACGTCCAGAAAAAGTTGGGTCATTAGAATTAATAACCACTCCAATCCAATCGCTACTGCGTAAATCGTGTTGAACAAAATCTATGTCTGAAGAATATGCCATATTTTAATTTTAAATAACTTGCGTAGAAGCTGCATTGGGATCTGGTTGTTTAAATGGTTGGCCTTCTATCTTTGAACCTAAGCCTGATGAAGGAGCTTCTTCCAAAACGTTTTCTATTTTTACGCTATTCATTTTAATGCCAGGAGCGGGTCTCTCAAGCCTATTATCATCAATAGTTGAGCCTAATTTATCTGAAGGTTTTCCACCTCTACTAAGTTCTTCATCTATTGATGTCCCTAACTTATCTGAAGGATAACCTCCCCTATCAAGATTTCCATCTATTCTAGTTCCCAGTTTTTCTGAAGTTTTTCCACGATTTCCTACAGTTTCAGGAATTTTAGATCCTAACATACCTGATGCTATTCCGCCGCTATCAAGATTTCCATCAATTTTAGTTCCCAATTTTTCAGAAGTTGTAACATTTATGGAAAATGTGGAATCTATTCTTCCTTCTAATTTTGAAGATGGAGCATCTTCGCCAAATCCGGTTGCTTCAATTTCTCCTGATAGTCGGCTTGATGTAGGATCTCCTCTTAATAAAGAAGCAGCATCTATTTTTCCTCTAGTTGCCGTGAACGGAGGAACCACTTCTAAACCTCCTCCTTCAATTGTTTTTGGTGCGCCTATTGCCATATCATTTTCATTTATATTTGTTTGTAGGGAATAATCAATTATGTCATTCCACGTTTTTTTATCATTTAAAGCTGTTTGAGCAGCCATTTTAAGTAATTGGCTATCTTCATCTCCTATAGAATCTGTTTCTGTATGTACAAGAGTTGTTAAAAACTCTTTCATTATTTCGTCTGTTTGTATTGGGCCTTCTAATCTTGAAGAAGGAGCATTTTCATATTGTTTTGTTACTTCATTAACACCTTTTCTAATCATTCCTAAAGCGCCTACAAGATTTTTAGCTCGAAGAGCAGCAGTAATTTCACTAAACGATAATCCAATGCTTGGTATAGTTGTAATTTTTGCTTTATCTATTTTACTTCTAATAAAATGACGAGCAAAACCAGTCCCCCATGAAATTGCATTTCCTATCCAAGTATCTGGGATAGTAGGGTCAAATGGAATATCTATCATTTCTCCTGAACGATCATTATAAAATTGTGTATTTAACCTTTCTGAAGGTGCCATTTTAGGAATAGCATCCCTTGTGTCTTGTGTAGTATCATAATTTTGTCTTTCATTGTACGATAAACCAGAACCATGTGTATCATTATCAGGATCCTGTTCTCTTGTTTGGGCTATTTGTAAATATGTTGGATATAATTGTTTAATGTTATTTTCAAATGTGGTGCTTATTTCTTCTTTTGCTCTATCTCTGCCATTTATCTTTCTATCAATAAGATACATATGTTGAAATAATGGATATATTTGAGTTTCCTTAATATTTCCAATTTTTATTCCGAATTTAACAGCTCCTTGTGGAGGATCTCCTGCAACATTTAGACTTGTTAAATGCGTATATTCAATATCAGATATATCAAATTCACACATCTCACACGTTATTTCCCATGTAGGAAGAATATCGTCTAATACTTTTAAATACATTGGGGGTGAATTCGGATTTGTACTAATTTTGGGCAAATTAACTTTTACATTTTTCATGTCAGCTAATTCATGCCTCATACTTTCAATGTTTTTACTGTTAAAGTTTCTTTCAACTTCTTTAAGATTAATACCATACGCATTGTAATCTTGTTGCACATGAAATGAACGAAATTCTGCTAAATAAATTTTTAATGTAAAATATCTCATCATATCGGGAAGAACCCAACGTTGATAAGTATCATCCCATACTATTTTTCGATACAAATTGATAAGATATGTCATACGTAAGTCTAATCCTTCAAGACACGTGATTATTATTCTTTTATCATTTGTAATTCTTTGTCCTTTTGTCGTATCAATCTTTAACAGATCTGAAACTCCGTCGATTTGTTGAAAATAATAAGGATAATTATTTTGTAAATCATTAAATTTTTCAATAAATTCTTTTAACATCTTAGCTCGAGTTGGTTCATTAGAGTTTTCTAGAAATTCTATTGCTGAATACATTGGAATATCTATTGAACGTATAACAGGCAAATTTAAAGATACTGAGGCTCCTCGAGCAGATGTTCTTGATAGTGTATTAAATAAAGGGTGAGGCATTACATCATAAGAAACTTGTTCA